AAAGAATTAGTTCAAGAAGAAAATACTACACAACAAGTAGAAAATGAATTAAACCATTCTGATTTTGAACAATTAATGTCAGAATTAAATAATGCAACAGAACAAACTCTAACAGAAGACAGACCTGAATCACAAGAAGAGCAATTAGGATGAGTAATTTCAAAAAAACATTTTTAGATGGAACAAAAGGAAAAAATGCTGGATTACCTACTGGATTAGATGTTCTTGACAGGGCAATTGACAGGGTACAAAAAGGAAGCATATACGGTATAGCAGGAAGTCCTAAAACAGGAAAATCAACATTTACTGATTTCTGCTTCATGATTAATCCTTATTTACATGTAATTGAAAATAATCTGGATGTTGACTTTATCTATTATTCACTTGAAATGTCAAGAATAAAAATAGAGTATAAAACAGCAGCTTTTTTCTTTTTTAAAGATTATGGTATTGCTGATTTTCAATATGATAAAGGAACACTCAGAGGTACTCACAGGGTTCCAATATCATCAAGATATTTATTACATAGGTTAAGAGATGATAATAATGATGTAATAAAAGTAATACCAGAACACGTAAAAATTTTGCAAGAAATATATACCAAAAGAATTATTCCTATGTTTGGTAAATATGACGAGCATGGTAGAAAACTTGCAAAAGGTAAGATAGAAGTCATTGAAGACAGAAATGACTCTAATCCTACTGGAATAAGAAATTACATACTAAATTATGCAGCGAAAAACGGAGATTTTGTTTATGAACCTTATGAAACTATTGTAGAAGGTAAAGCACAGAAAAAGCAAAGAATGATTGGTTATCAGCCTAAAAATACTGAAAAAATAACTATTATCATTCTTGATCATTTGAGAAAAATGAAATTGGAAAGAGGATTTACCCTAAAACAAAACATTGATAAAATGCTCGAATATCAGGTAATGTTAAGAAACTTATGTAGATTTGTATTTGTTGATATTATACATCTTAACAGAAATATATCTGATATTGCAAGAATAAAGTTCAATAATGAATATCTGTTTCCTAACGACAGTGATCTGAAAGACTCAGGAAATCTTTCAGAAGAAGCTGACTACTTAATTACAATGTTTAATCCTCATGATGAAAGATACAATATATCTCGTCATTTTCAATTAGACATAAAAGATTATCCAAATTATAGAAGTGTTCATTTAGTGCAGTCAAGAGATACAGAATGTCCAATACATATGCAACTAAATGCCTTTTTTAATATTGGATATTTTGAATCACTTTAAAACTATAAAATGTCAAAAATATTAGTACTAGCAGAAAGTGGAATGGGTAAAAGTACATCATTGGGTAATGTACCAGAACTCAATATTGAGGGATTAGACCCTAAAGAAACTTTTATTATTGCATGTGCAAATAAAGGATTACCATTTGCAGGATGGATGAATAATTACAAAAAAGGTAAAGAACCCATGGATGGTAATTACTGGTACACAAATGATGCCAATACTGTTGCAACTGGTATTAAAGTACTTGCAAAAAGTGAAAGAATAAGAAACATTGTAGTTGATGATACTAATTATCTTATGCAAGATTATTATATGAACAATGCAATGAAATCAGGATATGATGTTTTTAAAAAGATAGGATTGTTTATGGGAGCAATATTCGATGCTATAAACTTAGTTCCTATTGAAAAACATTTCATCATGATGGCTCACTTTGAAGAATACAATATTGATAATGCTGGTAAACTTTCTTTCAGAATGAAAACTGTAGGAAAGATGACAAATCAATACATTACACCAGAAGGAAAATTTGAAATTGTACTCTTTGGTACTCAAAGATTTAACGATCAGGAGAAAACAGTTGAAAAAGTATTTGTAACAAACTATGACGGTGATTATCCTGCAAAAAGTCCAATAGGAATGTTTAATGACCTTTATATTCCAAATGACATGGGATATGTAATAAAACACATAGATGCATATAATACAGGAGTCCAAGTAATAACATAAAACAATAAAAAAATGGCAAAACAAATCACAACAAGTCAGATACTTACTGACTTACAAAATGGAATGACAAGAAAACAGATCAAGGAAAAATATGGCCTTTCACTCAGGGAACAAAGAGTATTGTTTTCACATCCTAAACTGAAAAATAAAAAGACCATTAAAGGTCTGAGTTTTGAATTGGTTGATGATGTCAACTCAGTTGAAGAAGAAGTCGACAACAATGCTGGTGAAGACATTGAAATCACTGAAGATGATCCTGAACCTGCTGAAGAAGAGAATAACCTTGATCCTGAGCTGTAATAACAGCATGTAAAAAATTCAATAACCACTAAAAGTTACAAAATGAGTAAAGAAGAAACACAAACCTACGGATATACCGATGACAATCAAGAAATAGCCCCAGGATTACAATTTGGATTAAATGCTGGTGTTGCATATCTGACAAAATTTGAATTTAATCCTAATGGTGGAAAAGATGGTGCAGCACAAGAATGTCTTGATATTATCTTTACTGTAAATGGTAAGGAAATCAGCTACAGAAAATTTCCTGTAACAAAAGCCTTTGATGCACAAGGGAATGAAGTTAATGACCCAAAACATCCAAAGATGATTGAAGCATTGAGAGATTTTAACAGTATTATTACTCACATACTCCATGCTTATGTTGAAAAAGATGCTATTAAAACAGCAATGCAAGTACCAATCAAAAGTTTTAAACAATTCTGTGATATTGCAAAAAGCATTCTCCCAAAAGGGTTTGAGACTGAAAAGATGGACATATTTGCTCAGTGGCAATGGCAAATTACAGGAGATAATAACAAAACATATCTGAGACTTCCACAAAACATGAAGCAAGGAAAATGGTTATGTAAATCAATTGAGCCTGTTGAAGTATGGACAGAAATACACAATCCAACTAACAAAACAAAAGCTTTATTTTACAAAGATGGTGCTGGTAATGTACATCCTTTTACAAGGACTCAATGGTTTATGGAATCAAATTTTGCTAAACAGCAAGTTGAAGAAGATACAATTCCTACAGGTGAGGGATTTAAAGAATCAGAAACATCAGAAACATCAGAAACTTGGACTGAGGAAGAATCGTAATGAACTATGGTTTTTGTGAATTTATACCATTAACATTAGAACAAATACTATTAAGAGTATCTCAAGAGGATATTTTTAGCATGGTATTAAAACCAGTAGAAGGAGAATTTTTCCTTTCACCATTAAGGAAGAATGATTCTTCTGCTGGTTGTTACTTTGAAAGGTATAATGGAAAATTATATTTTGTGGATTTTGGATTTTCAAATTCACCAATGGATTGTTTTAATTTTATTAGTGCATATTATGGTACAAATTTTAAAGAAACATTGGAATTGATAAATAAGCATTTTACACTTGGACTCGGCTATTCATCAACAAATGTTAAACCAGTTATTGCACAAAATAATATTATTACAAAAAACAAGGAGAAGAATACACAAATTATATTTCATCCAAGAAACTATATCAAAGAAGATGGTAAATACTGGTCTCAATATAATATTAAAAAATCTCAATTAATTGAAGATCATGTGTATGCTGTAAGATGGTATAAACTAACAAAAAATCAAAATTCATTTACTGTCAGACCAAGAAAACCTTCATATGCTCTTTTTGAATTTAATCCTAGGGTGAAAATTTATTGTCCTACAACAGTAAATTATAACAATAAGTGGATAACAAATTGTAACAAAAATGATATAGGAAATATCAGGAATATTTCTTCTAGAGGAACTAATTTGCTTATTACCAAAAGCTATAAAGACTGTAGAGTAATTAGAAACTTAGGTAAAAAAGATGTTATTTGGTTCCAAAATGAAGGAATATTACCTGATATACCTATTATTATATCATTATCAAAAAGATTTGAAAATATATCAATAATGTTTGATAATGATGATGCTGGAAAAAAAGCTGTTGAAAGAGTTGTAGCAGCTTTTAATAGTTACAATCCAAATAAGGCTAAAGGATTTATTACACCTCATTTTAATGATCCTGCAGAAATTCAAAAAAACATAGGTGAAAAACCATTGATTGAATTTTTCAAAAAAAATAATATATTATGAAGCTAGTAGACATCATTCATGACAGTTGGACTGAGCTATTCGCAGAAATAAAAATGCTTCCAGAATGGATAAAAATCAATAAATTAAATCCCGACAATTTTTATCCATTATCAAAAGATGTATTTAATGTTTTTAGGATGCCAGTAAATCAAATAAGAGTAGTAATACTAGGACAAGACCCTTATCCTCAAGAAGGACAAGCCATAGGATATGCCTTTGCTGTAAGTCATGATACAAAAAAACCATTCTCCTTAAAAGTTATTGAAAAGGAAATTGGACATCCAATTGACAAAACATTACAGGATTGGGTAAATCAAGGTGTGTTTCTACTTAATACAGCACTAACTGTTGAAAAGAAAAATGCTGGTAGTCATACATCATTATGGAAACCTATCACCACAAAAATTATATCCTATATTGCAACAAATAATCCTTGTATTTGGATGTTATGGGGAAAATATGCACAAACATTTATCCCAATAATAGAAAAAGAAGGAAATACAATTCTAACAGCACCACATCCTGCTGCAGAGGCATATGGAAATATTGTCAAATTTACAGGATGTAGGCATTTCATTAAAGTAAATGAACTTTTAAAAGAAAATAACAAATTATTAATTAACTGGTAAAAAATGAGAACAATCACAATTTATTCAACATCAGGACAAGATGGTAAAATCATCAGTAGCAATGCTAAAACATGGGGAGAACTCCAAGGTGTACTTACTGAAAATGGAGTAAGTCACAAGAACATGAAAGCTGTTATTGGTGAAAACAGACATACACTTGAAGTTGCAAATGCTGAACTTCCAAGTGACAAATTTACACTTTTTTTGATGCCTATCAAGGTAAAAAGTGGAATGGATGTCGACAAAATGAGCTACAAGGATTTGAGAAGTGCAATTAAAGAAACTATTGCTGAAAACAAAGAAGCTGCTGAGCACTTCAATAAAGACAAAAATTACACAAACAAATCCACAGATGAAATGAAAAATTTGCTCAAAGCATGGCTCAACAAAATGACTGGTAAATCAGAAACCAAAAAGTCAGAAGAAAAGCCAAAGAAAACTGAAAAACCTAAAAAGGTCAAAGAAGAAGTAACTGAGGAAGTAACTGAAGAGGTTATTGACGAAGTTATTGAAAAAGCTGTTGAAAAAACAACAGCAGAGCCAATTGACCTTGAACCAATCAAAACTGCAATATCATTCTTAAATGATGCAGAAAAATTACTCAATGATTTCATAGCAAAACATCCCGGTGAACCAGCAATCCAAGAATCAGCAATTATTACTGCTGAACAAAAGAAGAAACTCAAAGATGATGCTGAAAGAATCAAAAGAGAGTTTGGTCTGTAAAAAATAATTTCATTCATAATAAAGGGGGAGATACTGCATTTCCCCTTTTTTAATTTTTAAATATTATGTATGTATATGAATTTATTAAAAAAATAAACAAGGAAAATATAATCAACAGACAAACCATTGAATATTTATATTTGAAAAATAGATGTGAAAAAAGTATGGCTGATGATTGGGAAACAATATTTAATATTGCAAGTAAAGTATTTGATGATAATCAATTTG